GCTGAAAGAGATAATGCTGTCATCGTAAATGTTAATTTAATTAATTCGCCAGTATCTAATTTTGTTGCATTCATATCTTTAAATGCACCTACTAAATGTGAAATTCCATATGCTGCTGCACCAACACCTATACCAACCAAAAGAACAGCAGCACCTAATGCTAATAAGCCAGGAGCGGCGGCTTTTGCAGCACCACCAACTATACTAATACCACCTGCAACGCCAGCACTTACTGTCCCAATAGAACCGGCTGCTGCAACACTGGCAGCAGAAAAAGAAAGCATAAATGCCTGAAAAGCTACTACGGCAGCATAAATACCAGTTACAATTGCACTTAAAGCAGTAGCAACTAAGATCAAACCTCCTACGGCCTTACCGACTACTGTACCTGCGACCCGACTAAAAACATCTATAATCCAGCCAAGTAAATTAACAATTGGTTCCATTAATACAGCAAACTTAAAGAATGTTGCTTGTAGTTTTTCTAAAATTGGAGTTGCTGCTGCCGAAGCTTCTTTCAAATCTTTCATTGATTTAGCTTGATTATCGAACTCTAATGCTGTTTCTGATATATCTTGAGATAATAAACGTTGTGCTTCTGATATATCCATTTTTAAGGCTTCTGCAACAACTTTCTTTTGTGCAGCACTCATTTGTTCAAAACTTTTACCACTTGCTTGAACTGCCTGTTTCATCAATCTAAGTGCTTCAATTGGATCTTCTAATGATGCATTCATAAGATCTAATGTATTGATAACATTACCACCAAGAACAGCATTTAATGTACCTGCTGCTTCGGCGGCGCTTTCAAACGTATCAAATTGAGAAGTTAAATCTAATAAATGATCCATTTCAATACCTAAACTTCTTGACGCCAAAGTCATTTCATTAAATACCTTAGTAAATTTAGATTTGCTAAAAGCTGCTAAACGCGGAGCAGTTTGAGCTAAATTCTTATTTAACTTATCAATACTTATTCCACTCTTTATAGCTAATGCTTGTAAACTACCTTGGAGTTTTAATGTCTCTGGGATTGTAAATCCAATGCTCTTGTTTAGAATATCTACATTAGAAGCAAATTCATCGGCAGAAACTCCTAGATTTTTAAGAGTAGCGGCCATTACAACTAAATCTTCTTTTTGTGTATTAGAAATTTTATGGAAATCAGTGAAATTAGTATTTAATCCACTGACCGCTTCGCCAACATCACCAAATGTCGCATATGCAACTTTATTGCTTGACGCTATGTCAGTAACCATCCCTGAATATTGCTTTCCCAACGGAATGTTCTTTGCCATACTTGTGTTTGTTGCATCAAGAGCATTAGTAAATAGAACAAGCATTTCTTGCCCTTTCTCAACTATTCCTTCAAACATTCTGATTCTTAAATTTTTGCTCATTTCTTTTGCAGCAAGATTAACATCTAATTGCCCTTTTAACATGTGTCCAAAGGTGGATTCTACTTTTGTTGATATTCCAAGAACATTGCTTAAATTACTTGCAAAGCTTTTTGCAAATGTATCGATTTCACTCAATTCTTGTTTGATTAATTTATTTTTCTTTATTAATTCGTCGTATATTTTTTCTTGTTCTGTTAGATTTTTAATAGCCTCAACATCAGAGACTTCGGCCTTACGATCAAGAACCAATTTTGCTTTAGCTTGTTTGACTGAATTTTCTTGAAGTTTTTCTTGTAATTCTAATTGGCGTAAATGATTATTTGTCGATTCATTTAATTTTTCTTGGATCTGTAGACGTTCTCGTTCTAAATCACGAAGATTGTTTTTAGCATTTATTTCATCTTGCGGTTGTTTAGTGAAATCTATAGGTTCTGGTACTTTTGGATCGGCCATTTATTATTTCTTGTCCTTGAATGGCCACTTTAGACCAGTTGCACGTTCAAATTTACCGATAGCTCCATCTCTAACTGCTTTTACTCTATAAGTTTGTGGTGAATCTAAACCGTGTTTTTCAAAAGCATCCATATATCTTTTTTCACCTGAAATTGTGTCTGCGAAAGCATTAATTTGCGATTGTGAACCACGAATTGTTATCTGAGTATCACTTTGACCGAACATACGTTCCATAACTTTTTGAATAAGGAAACCAAATGTTCTGAGGAAGCTTTCATTTAATTCCTCAGTTTTGGCTGAATTTAAATCTAATATATTCTCACAAATCTCATCATCCATACCTTCTCGAATATCAGAAGCATGAAGTTTGGTAAGATAAATAATTTTATCTTCAATTCGAGGATATGCAATCATGTGTCTTTCTATATCGGCACGATTATTAAGATCTTTAATCATTGCCATTAAGCGTTCGTAATCTTGTTGTTTTTTATCTTTATTGGAGAATGATTTTGTTGAAAAACTAGGCAAAAGATTATTTTCAAACAAATGTTCTTTTAAGAGTTTTGTTTTTTGTTCCTTAGTAAAATAAGGCTTATTATCAGCATCCTTACTTTCCAATAATTGTTCTAAGGTTTGCTCGTTTTTCATTTTAATCCTCGCATATAAATAGTCTAAAAAAGAAAAGGTGCAAGATGCACCTTATCCTATTTCTTATTCTTTGCTTCTTCTTCATTTTTGAATTGTTTAGCAAGCCTTTTAATAAACCAAGTTCTTAATTGTATCGGTAAACTATAAACTTCGCTAAAACTAAATTTCATATGATAAATTAATAAGAAAATAGCTTCATAAACTTGCTCGGAATAGCTAGTCTCTAGGCCAAAAAAATTCCACACTAAGAGGAACCTCGATTTCTTGAGAAAAGTCACATTTCGAACACGAGAATATTTGCTTCATATCTACATCAGGAACTAAATCTCTATAAGAGTTTCTTAAAAATTTAGAATCAGATGCAGGCATTTGATCGATAAATTTGTCAACTATATTTCGATCGCTTTGTCCTGATATTGCTACAACAAACATTTTAATTTGACTTGTAGATAAAGCTTCTGGTAATTTATTCTTAGCTCTCATCTCTTGAGTATTAGAAAGAATTTTCTCATCCTTACCAAATAATGGTTTAATTTCTGTTTCAACTTTAGATCTGGGTAATGTTAGAATAAATGTTCCGCGATTAGTTTCAACTATATCTTCCTTAACAACAGGTTCTTTATTAAGAATTTCATCTAGATTAAAAACATTACGTACTTTTTCTGAACATTGGGGGCAAGTCACGGTTGTTTCATATTTTGGACCATAACCAGTAATACGAGTAGCTAGAATAAGAGCATTCTTATCTCCAAGCACTAAATCATCTAATTTTATACTTTTATCTACAATGAGACTTTCTAGCATTCTATCAACAGCAATACCTTTCCTCAATAAAGATTTAGAAGTAAGAATATCTTCTTCCTTTGCTGTCATATAACGTATTTCTATATCTTCTTTATCTTTAAGCGGATGACCTTCGGAATAAAATTTACCTTTTGATGGTAGTTTTACATGTTCGGTTGGGGAAACGAAGCTTAGTGTCTTTTCTTCTCTAATTGATTCTGTTTCTGGTATTTGAAGTCTTTCCGAGTTGTTTCTATCTGTCATTTGGCACCTATAATTGAAAATGGCCTGTATCTACTTAAATAGAGTACAGGCCACTAAAGTTCTTGTTAAATAGTGCTTATGTAACTATAGGAACACCAGTTAATGTTTCTTTAGTTCTTAGTTCTGCCCAATCGAAACGAATCTTCAATTCAATAGTACTTAATTCTTCTGAATCATAAGAAAGTTCCGATGGGGTTACTTCCATGATCCATGCATTTCTTAATGTCCATTTTTCGAGAACATTTGCCTCATCAGTACTACCATCAGCATCAAGCTGTATAATTTCAATATCACCACCAATTGCTGTACCTGGAGGAGCGCCAGCGGCTCTAACTGCACGATCTTTTGAAATCGTACGAAGAACATTTTGGTTACCGGGAATAATATAACCTGAAGATTCAATGATTGCCATTAGATTTCCAATAGCATCAGGGGTTGCAGGATCTACTAGAGTAATACTGATTGGTTCCCAAGTTGCACGACCAGGAAAATAGAAGTTGTGATTAAGGTACTTATGTTCTTGCTCACTAATCTTTAATGAAGGTTTCTGTGCTTTTTTAGCATAGAAAGTAGCTTCATTAGGCATACCTTTTAATTTTACTATAAAACGAAAAGCTCGCTTGGGTTCTAAAATTTGCTCAGACCAGAATGCCATAATATTATTCCTCTATCTCTCTTTTTCTAAATAGTAAACCAAACAAATTACACATCATCGAAACTTGCCCCAGTATTTGTAACAATCATATCTAGGCCGATAAACTCTGCTGCATATGCTGGTTTGATAAACACTTTACCGTACATCATATTTCTATCAATTAATTCTGGGGTTGTGGTAGTTTCATCCAAAACTAATTTGAATTCTGTAATACCGAATCCACTTTGTACTCTTTCCATTACTGGTTTAGCTTGTGAAGTGAAACGACCCCAGGTTGTAGAAACGTTTGGATCAAATAACAATTTTGATGCAATTCTTGAAAGTTCTTTCTTTAAGAACAATACGAGACGTCTAACATTAATTCTGTCCAATGCTGATGGAGTTGCTTGTAGTGTCTTTTGTCCAAAGATTACAATTCCTTCAGATGGGAAGCTTGCGATTGGATTGATCCCAACTTCGTAAAGTTTGTCTCTCATTTTTGATGTAAGTTTTTCACGAACGTCAATAACTTTAAGACCTGCTGAACCTTCAGTCAATCCACCTCGATTAAAGCCTGCTGGGGCAAACCATATTTGGGTTTTTTCTTGTGAAGATCCCATTGTTCCTAGAGCAACAATTGATGGTGGAACCCACAATGGGATACCAGAATCATTATCACGGATTTTAACCCATGGATAATAAGTGCAAGCATAACTTGTATTCAGTGCACGAGCCTTAAGATTAATAATAGTAGTATTTAACGAACCTAATCTTAATGATTCTGCACCTGCACTTTCAGTTTCTGGTTGGTAGCCACCATCAGTATCTATGATAGCTAGAGCATCAGCACGTCTTTCGCAAACATCCATTGCATATTTTGTAATACCATTGTTTGTTATACCTGGAACCACAAGGAGATTCATATCGAGAACTTCTGGATCAACAACTGAGTCTAATGCTCTGCGAAGAGTATAAACCCCATAATTCCCTTGTTCAGAAGAACCACCTTGAGATAAGAGTGTATTACGGAAAGGGTCGCGTTCTGTGATATCAAGACCATCAAAACCACCAAATATTGGTAGAGTAAATTTATCATGACCTCTTGTAAGAACATTCTTATAGCCATCAGTTGAGCCAGTAATGTTATTTGCTCCAAGAGCAGTTACTGAAACACCGCTTGCACGACTTCCTGATAAGTAATAAGAAAGTGCAGTCGAACCAGCAACTGGTACTACATCATCCAATGAGAATACAAAACTTGGTTCTGTATTGGTATCAGCAACATAACTATCAACACCATCTGGTTTGGCTCTTACCAAATCTTTGTAGTCTTGATCAAACTTTGATGAACCAACTTTATTTGTTGTTACACCAAAGAATGCGTCTGAGCTTCGAAGTGTGCCGGCATCTGAACTTGAAATTCTCATTGACAAGCGAGGGAATACAAGTTGAACACTTGCTGCTGTTGCTGCACCTTGAGCGAAAGCAACAGTTCCACCACCTGCATTTAATGCATATGGCATTGAACCTGAACCTTTTAGTAATGCAGTAGCTGATACTGCACTTCCTGATACGAGAGAAATTTTCTTAAAACGTGGAGGACCAAAGAAACCAAATGGTAATGATTCTGGATCTACGCCGCCTTGTTCAACAACTGGATTCATTTCTATACGAACGTATTTCGAAACATTGTCGTTATTGCCAAGTGAGCGATGACGTCTTTCTGTGGTATCCCAAATTACATATTTATCACCCATGCGTAACGCAATGTAATCTGGTGAATTCGGATCTAATGTTAAGTTAGTGAAGATTTCAATAAATTGTGGATTAGCATCTGTATCGTCTGTTTTACGGATACCAACAGTGAACGTACCATATCTATTGTATTCAGAAACTGAAGGTTTGATATCGAAAATTGAAACCTTGATATTATTTTGTTCCCATTCTCCTGAACCGTCACCTTGATTTGAAACAAAGCGAAATAGTTTTGTCATATCGGAAGGAGAAAAACTACCAGTTGCATTGCTCAAGTGTTGTGAGATAATCCAACCACTTGTTGCTGCTTGAGAGTCTACACCTTTTAGATCTGCTGCTGATACTGTGGAATTTTCTAGTGCAACTAATGCACCGAACACTCTACCTGAGACGTTACCAAGATTCTCATCTACGACAGTCTTTAGATTTGATTCAAATGTTTCGCCAAGCCAATAAGTCTTTAACGACTCTGCTGGAGTGATAGAATCATTTGTCATTGTAGGATTTGTATTAAAAACCTTACGGATATATTTTGATGAATTAGAATTGAAGTTAAATGTGGTGTTTAAAACAGTTCCATTTGTAGCATCTTCTATAATTGCTTGGAATTCGTATGAACTACCAATGTTAGAAATGAAACCAGCGGCTCCTCTTACTCCAACATCAACACCATTCATATCTTTACCAACTAATCTAATCGAACCTTTATCCATATAGAATACGGCCGCGAGTGTACCAGTTACGTTTTGAGTATAAACTGATGATGATGGAATAATAAATAAGCCAACTGCACCACCATTTGTAGAATTAAGTGCTGTTGCTGCTGCATTTTCAGTTTTCCAACCAGCTAATTCAAAACCAGTTGTTGTAACATCTGGACTTTGTTGTCCTAATAGGCGAACTACTGTAATTGGAGAAGAATTTTTCAACCATGCTTCTGCTGCATAAGCTGCATAAGTTGGCGATGTAGTATTACCATCTCTCCATACATCAGAGCTTCCACCACCACGAATTGGTGAACCGAAAACTTCAACGAATTCTTGAAAAGAACCAATAGTAACAGGAAGCATGCCTGGACCACGTTGTGTACGGCCAATTATCACAGGACCAATAGCATTCGCAAGTTTTGGAAGTTGTGATTTATCAACTTCTTTAATTTGGACACCAGGGCTTACGAATCGAAATTTTTTTGGACCGCTCATTTTTAATAGTCTCCTCTAACAAAAACGTACCTAAATTATGGAGTGTTTTCTTAAGTAAATAGTTTTAAAAAGATGAAAGGATATTTACGAAGACAATAATATTTAGTGTATTTATTACCAAATTTTAAGCTTCTTAACGTCTTCATCGCTGATACTATATTCACGGTTTATCTTAATATCAACTATATTTTCGCGTGTTACAACTTTTGGTTGTTCTTCGTTTGGTCCACGAGTCACTAAATGTCCTAAAACTTCAATTGTCATTGTTGTATGAAAAAGTCGTTCATTCTCTTGAAGATTTTTAACATTATTCTCTGCTGAAAAGTCTGATTTTAGAAATGCCTCATATCTATGACCTTCATGTTCAATAATAAAATAATTCACAGCACCAGTAAATGTCATAAATGGTTGAAGCATATTATTCATTTGTTGTTGATATTCAGATTTAAAATCAATCACATATGTCATCGAAACATAAGTTGGTAAAGGAATAATCTTATATTTAACTACCACCTTTTCATTTATATCTTTAAAATTTGGTTGATTAAATTTACGCTTCATCTTAGCGTTAGCAAAGTTAGAAGTCTTATCTTGATTGATTTCTTCGGCGATTGTTATAGAGCCACCACGTTCATCATTAACTCCTGGAATATTTGCATAAAATTTTCCTTTCTTTTTTAAATCTTTTGTCATTGATGTGCGTTCTAGTGTGATCAATGGTAGAATAAAAGCACCGTGTCTATCGCGAAGATCTTTATTGTTTTTGATCTGATGAGAACGTTCTCCTGATGCCCAAATAACTGGTACTTTCTTAAATCCCTTATTTGTAGAAGCATATATGTCCATTTCTTTCTCAAGCCATAAAAACATAGCAAAATCGATGTTTTCTATTCCGCTTGGATCTAATGGAAATTTCTTATCACTTTCTATGATCGGAGCGTACTTTGTAGTAAGCGTGCGAGCCGCAATGCCAGGAACGATGACTTCAACTGAAGTCTCAACCCCTTCTTCTCCAATCGCAAATTCCCCGATCGCACCTTCGCCGCTCATTCTTGTTCCTCAAACAAACCTTCTCGAACTTTGATACATGTAGCTGTGATTTCGAATTTTGATTCTTGTTGTCCAAATAACAATCTTGGATCATTAAGTTTTACAATTTCAAAATAACGATCTGCGAATTGAACAAAATCGCCTTCTCTAACAAATAGATTTTGATCTTCAGTTAATCTTCGTTTATGAAAATTGACTGTGATTTTTGCACTCTTATCCATTACAGTGTTTTCGGTAACAGTCTCATCGCCTTCCCATTTAACAAAAGCATACACTCTAACAGGTGCTAAAAAATTTTTCTCTATAGCCTCACCATACAAAGAGTGAAAATTCGTTGTAGTAATATCGATAGGATAGTAAATAACTGTTTGTCCTAAAACTCTTTCTGAAACTTCATCATTTACTTGTTTAACATAGTTGCGTTCTTTCTCACCAAGAAACATTGGTGGAGGCGGCGCCGCTGGTAATGACCATTTGTTACTCATTTATATAAATCTCACAGTTTTAAAGTTGAATTATAGTCAAAAAACTTCCTATCCTACGAAAATTGGTAGCGGAATCTTATTTAATACCTTTTGAGCATTGTCTGTCATTTCTGATGTAATAATTGCTAACTTGTCATAAGTCATTTCTGCTAAGATAGTTTTTAATTCATCTCTTAACATTGTTTGTTCTTCTTTTGCTTGACTAAGAAGCGCTTCCCCATTAAGAGTAATGCTCTCGCCAGGAATTGGAACAACTGAAAACTTACTTCTAATCTGTCCCAATATATCTTTTGAAATTGCAAGAGCAAAACGTCTAATCCATTGTTTACCAATTGAGTTTACATTTTCATATGGGATATTAGAAAAAGGAATTGTATTCATATTATTAATACCACCAATGCCTGTATTAGTAATTGCCATAGTTCCACCTGAACCTTCACCAATCTCAAATACATTATCTGATGGGATTGTAAACTCTACCCAAATCTTTCTATTTTCCCCTGCTCTAGCAACTGGATAAATCCGTAATTTATTATTTCTAATTTCATATGAATTATGTGATACTCTTGTGAATAAATTATCTTCATAAGCCATAGCTTGAAGTTTATTGTGCCAAGCTGGGATTACCTCGAATGTTGAATCATCAGCCCATTGTCCATAAGAACTTAAATTTCCCATTAAGTTGCCTGCGCCAAAAGCATACATTCTCCACATAGATCTGAGTGTTTTGTAATAAACTCTTCTGATTGTTATCTTGCGATTATCAACCAATCCTGCCCAATTAACACCACCAGCATCAGATGCAGAAGCTATGATGTTTTGAATATCATACTCTTGTTGACCGTCTTTTAGGTTGATCGAAGCTGAATAGTGCGTCAGATTGCCACCTATTCCGGCTTCTTCAGCCATTTTCGTGGAAATTTGCTTGATATATCCCATATCAAATTTTGGAAGTTTAAGTTCGATTCTTGAACCATTAAGACTTGATGAGAGTTGTCCTGCTTTTAATTCACCATCGTGATCAAATGTACCAGTGACATTACCGAGAACACTTGGCAAGATATTTTTTGATTGATGTATGTTAACGAGGTAAGAATATTCAAGAACGGCAGCTTCATAGGCGGCGTAAATATTATGCTCAGTTAATTCAATATCTAATACATCGCCACCAAGCATTTTATAAGTAAATGACACCTGATCAACAGCACCAGATAGAAAATTAACATCGTTTGAATAAATTCCAAACGGAAGATTACTTGCAACGT